TGATGTAACAAAATGTAACAAATATGTGCAGGTAGATGATGTTTACTTTAGTTTAGACAAGCGCGGTTTCATTCCGCGTGTAGTGGAAGATTTGTGGAACTTACGACAGGAGTTTAAAAATAAGCGTGACACCTTTGAACATGGTTCACATGATTACGAAATGTGGGATACTATTCAGACCGTATGCAAGTTCTTACTCAACTCGGTCTATGGAGTGATGCTTGCACCACATTTCAGGTTGTTTACACGAGATATTGGTAAGTCTATTACTTACTTCGGTAGGAGAACTAATTTGTGGATGCAGGAAAAGATAAAAGAGAGAGGACATAATATAGTGGCCGGGGACACTGACGCTTGCATTTTCGATTTAAAGAGTAATACGTTGTCCGAATTAATAAAAGAAGGTAACGACACAATCGATTACATTAACAATTCACTTGATTACTTTTGTGAAACAGAATTTGGTGATTCAACCTACAACAAAATGTTCATTGAATTTGAAAAGATTTACAGTAATGTATTATTTGTGGGTGATGAGTATGATAATGCCGTAAAGAAGCGATATGCAGGTCTAATCGTATACAAGGATGGTGTTGATATATCTGATCATCCCAAACTTGAAATCAAGGGGTTTGAAGCAAAGCGTAGTGATACACCTACAGTAATCAGAGAGTTGCAGAGTAATGTGTTTCGGATGATTCTTACGGGTAAGGGTAAGGATGAGATATTTCCAATGGTGAAGAATGTAAGGGACAAGATCATTGCAGGAGAATATTCTCTTTACGAAATAGGTATTCCAAAAGGTGTATCAAAGGAATTTCACGAATACACTTCCAATATACCTATACACATACACGGTGCAATTTATTTTAATAAATATTGTAATGGTAACATCAAGATGGAGAAGGTGAAATATGTCTATGTCAAAGATGTTCCACCTGGACTGCCTAAGACCCATGCAATATCATTCACCGATGAGCAACCAATACCTGAAGGATTCATTATAGATTATGCGCGCATGGCAGAGAAGTTGGTCGATGAGAAATTCCATTACATATTCTTGAGTATGGGATGGAACATACATGAACTGGATGGTGTTGAGAGGTTTTGGTAAATCTCTTCAATTCTTTGAGTAAAATGCACGTTTTTTCGATATGTTTTTTCAGGGTGATATAAATGTTCATCCCACAAGAGATAGGGTGCTAAACCATACGAAAACGCTATGACTTTGGTATGATTTTTTGATTATAGTGAGACTATACAAAGTTGTAAAGTGACTATTCTATTCTTCCTTCAAATCATAAAACATATATAATCAAACTGAAAACTAATTATGCAGGTGAAAGGATGATTGAGATTGATAAGATCAGGTATCCGGAACTTGAAAGGATTGCAAATCTGAAACCTAACCCTGAGATTCTTTTGGGTCAAGAAATCTTTTGGACTGTAAAGCGTGACGGATCTAACATTGGTGTCTATCTTGATGATGAGGATAACATTCAGTTACGCAGTAGGAACCTACCAATTGCTTCTGATATGTTTTATAGTGGATTCAATAAGACATCCCATGTTGATGCAATCCGTGACATGATTCTTAATGAGCGTGATTATGGTGATGAAATAGTTGTCTTTGGTGAAATGTTAATGAAAGGACGTTCACCTACACGTATTGAAATGCATGAGGATTATGATTACGTGGTGTTTGATATTTGGAGCACGAAACAAAACAGATTCCTTCATTACAACAAAGTGTATCAGACTTGTTACCATTTTGATATTCCTGTAGTGGATTTATATGGAACGTGCAATGTTTCAACCATTGAATCCCTTTACAAGTTCAAGGACGAGATGATTGCAAAGGCGAAAGATAACAGTATGGAAGGTGTTGTGGGAAAAGTTTGGGCTGAACTACCCTGGAATTGTGGTGAAGGTGCAGGTACTAAGAGAGGTATTGTTTACTTCAAAGAGAAACAGGATCTTCCTTCTCTGGAAAAGATACCTAGAATGGAAGAAAAAGGTAAAATTCAATTGCCTATTTTACCTGATTCTGAAATTTACGGTGCAATAGAAAAGGTAAGAACAGACATTGGTAATGACTTTACTGATATTAAAATTGCAATGCCGTTAGTTGCGCAATATATTAATGAAGAATGTAAGAAACATAATTGTTGTGCCCCTAGAAACATTTTCCAGTATTATCAGCAGAGAATCAGAGATATTCAGATTGAAGGTGAATAATTGATCTACCTAGATATGTATGATGAGGAGAGTAAATGTTACACTCCTTGTAACTTTCTTGACTTCTGTGGATTTGAATGTCGCTACAATGACATAACAGGAATGTATGATGTTAATGGTTTTGTCAATGGTGCAGTGAATATTGCATCATTTGACGATGAAGAGTTTGCGATTGCTGTTACACGTTCTCTCTATGCGTTTAAAGCGGCAGCAGAAATAGAACCTCAACCTGAAGCACGACCGGAAGCACGATTCATTAATATTGACATGATCGTTGAAAAATTGGAGAAGATGGAGGATGAAGAGGAAGAATATGTTGAAAATGAAACAACCAAAGAAAGAACTAATGATGTCATTATAGATCATAATTACTTTTATATTGCTTGTATCTGTGTTGGTTTCATGATTGGTCTTATTTTTGCATGTGTGGTGTTACAATGAAGAAATTAGTCATTGCAATAGACTTCGATGGGACTATTGTAACAGACAAGTATCCTGACATTGGTTATCTGAAGCGTAATGCAAAGAAGGTGATCAATGAATTGTATGATGCAGGGCATGAGATTATCATCAATTCTTGCCGACAGGGTAAGGAAGAGCAGGATATGATTGATTTCCTTAATCAAATGGGAATCAAGTATTCTGCTGTTAATGAGAATCTTAGTTACCGTATTGAGGAATATGGTAATGATTGTAGAAAGATTGGTGCAGATGTTTATATTGATGACAAGGAATATTCGCACAAGATTATTTGCTGGAATGATATTCGTTACCATATAATGCGTAAGGCAAATCGTAAACCTCTCATTATCTGTATTGTAGGCGAATCGGGTAGCGGTAAGACAACCATTGCAGAATACATAGAACGTGAACATGGTATCAAGATGATAGAGTCTTACACTGATCGTCCTATGCGTTATCCGGGTGAGACAGGTCATACATTTGTAACCAAAGAAGAGTTTGATACTTTCTCGCATGATGATATGATTGCCTACACTGAATTTGGTGGGTATCGCTATTGCTGTCTGAAGAAGGATGTGCTAGATTTTAACACGTATGTTATTGATGAACGTGGATTGATTTACCTTATGCAAAACTTCGGTGAAGTGTATGACATCAAGTGTATCCGTGTTTACACTGATTTGTCTACCAGAATCAAGCGTGTAGGCAAGGAACGTGTAAAGAGAGATGAAGGTATGTTCACGATACACAAAGACAGTGAATTGTTTACGTGTAGAATAAACAATAATTTATCGCTTAATTATATGCAGGATGAGATTGACTTTCTCTTGAAACAGTTATTGGTGTAACCATGAAGATGATTCATACGTATTGTATTGGTAAGGCACATGAACTTATTGTAAAGGAAATATACAGTAAGGGTTACGAGCGTATTACTACGAAAGGTGAAAAGACACTTGAGATTGATGGTTCTTGTATTGTGATTGATAATCCATTCACAGAACCAATGGTAAGTGATAAAGCAGCATTTGGTAGGATGTTTGCAGAACAGTATGCAGATCAGATTCTACATGGAACTAAGGCAGACTTTGATTACACGTATCACAATCTATTATTTCGATATGAATATGATTTAAACGGCCCTGCATGCAACATTTTCAATCAAGTGGAATATGTAATTAATGAACTTAGAGAACATCCTACTTCTCGTCAAGCAGTAATGAGTCTTTGGAATCCACCTGTGCATTTTGATATGGAGAATTGCCCCTGTCTAAATCATGTGCAATGTGTAATCATAAATGGAAAGTTGTGCATGAATGTAACCTTCCGTAGCAATGATATGTGCGCGGCATTCGGGCAGAATGCGTTTGGACTTGTTCATCTTCAAAAATACATTGCAGATGCACTTGAATTACCCGTAGGACGCTATCAACACATTAGTCTAATTCCACACATTTATATAATACGAGACAAAAATGATATTGAAAGACTCGTAGGAGTTGATTAAATGGTTAGAAACAAACAGCAGACTCAGAAACAGAATGAACAGTATGTTAGAGCGACATTCTCACACTTTCTTACGGGTAATCCAACATATATAATCCGTGATGAGGCAGGACAGATTCTTGCAATGGCTATGGATGAACCCGTAATCAAAAATGCACAGACACGCATTATTGAAAAGACTAACAAATATTATGAGTATGAGAAAATGGTAATGAAACTTGAGAAGGTTGAGTAACATGATGGGTGACTGCTATGAGTGACATTGTTAATGAAGTTCTCGCTGCTCGCTATTTCCGTGAAGGAGAATCATCCTGGGAAGATGTCTGTAGAAGAGTTGCAGACTACGTAGGAAATACGGATGATGAGAGGGAGATATATTACGACATGATGGTGAATAAGGATTTTGTGCCTAATTCGCCTACCCTTATGAATGCGGGAACAGAGATAGGACAACTATCTGCATGTTTTGTTCTGCCAATCTATGATTCTATGGAAAGTATTTTTACTACAATTAAAAATGCTGCATTGATTCATAAGACGGGTGGAGGCACAGGTTTTTCTTTTGGTAATCTTCGACCTGAAGGTGATAGAGTAAATGGAACAGATGGTGTTGCATCCGGTCCTATTTCTTTCATGAAGGTGTTTAATGCTGCTACTGAAGCAGTAAAACAAGGTGGAAGAAGAAGAGGTGCCAATATGGGTATTCTTCCAATATGGCATCCCGACATTGAGAAGTTCATTACATGTAAGAATACTGAAGGTGAATTTTCTAACTTTAACATCTCTGTAATGATTGATAATAAATTTATTGAAGCAGTAAAGAATGATTCTGATTATAATCTTCACTTTAACGGTAAGATTTACAAAACAGTCAGAGCAAAAGAATTATTTGATAAGATTATTGAAGGAATAATGCTCAATGGTGAACCTGGGATTCTGTTTTATAATACAATTAATGATGATAATACTTGCAAACATCTTGGTAATATCGAAGCAACCAATCCCTGTGTTACAGGTGATACATTGGTTCTTACCAATGAAGGATATAAGCGCATTGATGAGTGCGTAGGAAAAGAAACTACTATTTGGAATGGGTTTGAGTGGAGTGTTGTTACACCTTGCGTTACTGGTTTTAATCAAGAGGTAATGGAAGTAACATTTAGCGATGGTAATAAAGTAAAATGCACTCCTTATCATAAGTTTGTTTTACAGAATGGTTACAAAGGAGGTAAGATTGTTAAAAAGGAAGCAAAAGATTTAGTTGTAGGCGATAAACTTATCAAGTGTGATTACCCTGTTATTGAAGGTATAAAAGAACTTGAGAATGCTTATACACATGGCTTTTACAGTGGTGATGGTTGTTTACATGTAGGCAAAAATCAACATCAGATATGGCTTTATGGAAATAAAATGAATCTCATTAAATTCATTAAAGCAAGAAAAGTTTATATTAGCCCAAACAACGATAAAAGAATGTTAGTTATTCTTGATGGTGATTATAACAAAATATTTGTCCCTGGTTGTGATTACACAATCAAGTCAAGATTAGATTGGTTAGCAGGTATCATTGATAGCGATGGATGTAAAAATTCAAGTGAAGGTAGTATTACTATTTCATCGGTTGATAAAGACTTCCTGATGAATATTAAATATATGCTTAACACGCTTGGAATTAATACGTCTGTTAATATTATGAAATTGGCTTGTTCAAAATTAATGCCTGATGGAAATGGTGGTCAAAAAGAATACGAATGTCTTGATTCGTATAGACTTGTAATTGCTGCTTCTGATGTAGTAAAATTAAAGGAACTTGGCCTTGAAACACACAGAGTTCCTATCGATGTAACTAACAAAAGAAATGCAAAGAGATTTATTAGTGTTGTTTCAATCGCAAGGAATAATGAAATTGTAGACAAGGTTTACTGTTTCACTGAACCCAAGAATCATACTGGAATCTTTAATGGTGTAATTTTGGGGCAGTGTGGCGAGGAACCAATACTTCCTTATGAGTCTTGTAATTTAGGTAGTATTAATTTATCTAATTTTATCGATAATAATAAACTTGATATTCCAAGACTGATTAACACAATCGAACAATCAACAGAGTTTCTTGATAAAATTATTGATCTCAATAAATATCCTATTGAAGAGATTGCAGATGCGAGTAGAAAGACTCGTAAGATTGGATTAGGTTACATGGGATTCCATCACATGCTTATGAAGATGGGTATTCCTTACGATAGTTCTTATGCATTGTATCAGGCAAAATTAGTCATGAGTATTCTTGATGAATTCTCTGTCGCTACTTCACGTAAACTTGCAAAAGAACTTGGCACATTCCCCGCTTATGAGGGTTCTCAATGGTTCCTACAAGATATTCAAATGCGTAATGCTACTACAACGTGCATAGCGCCTACTGGAAGCATTGCAACACTCTCTGAAACCTCATATGGTATTGAACCTGTATTTTCCCTGGTGCATAAGCGTTACACATGGGTAGATGGCGAAAAGAAAGGATACCTAATGGTTGATCCGGTTTTTGAGGAAAAGTTAGATGAGTATATCAAAACGCATTATGAATTTTCACAGTGGGATAAGAAGAAGCAGGAAGTAATTAATCACGCTTACGAAACAGGAACTATTCAGGATATTACATGGTTGCCTACTGAATTTAAATCTGTGTTCAAGACTGCACTTGACATTCATTGGAAGGCACATATTGACATGCAAGCAGCGTTTCAACAGTATTGTCATGCTGCTATCAGTAAGACTATCAATATGTCTTCAAGTGCTACTAAAGATGACATTAGAAGTGCAATTCTTTACGCTCATGAGAAAAAGTGTAAGGGTGTTACCATTTACGTAACAGGCAGCAGAAATGATATTGTTATGGAACTCAAGAAAGAATCAACATCCACCTCTACACCTACTGACGGTAGAATCCTACCAAAGCGTGATGCTGATCTTCCTGCAACCAACAGTAAGCGTCGTAGTGGTTGTGGTAAACTAATCATCTCTGTTGCAGAGAAGGACGGCAAGCCGTATGAGTGCATTATAAACAACAAAGGTGGTTGCACCGCTATGAATGATGCACTTGGACAGATGATTTCTCTCTCTATGCGTTGGAATGTTCCCACTTGGGATATAATCAAGACTCTACGTAATGTTACTTGTCCTGTGGCCTACAAGAAATTCACTGAAGGTAAATGTGATGGAAAGTCATGCTCTGATGTTGTCGGGCGAGTAATTGAAAGTCTGATTCCTGATAAGGAGTCAGAACCAACACCTATTCCGCGTAAAGTGAAAGTAACAACTGAATATAACATCTGCCCTGATTGTGGTGAACGTATGAGTATGGTTGAAGGATGTGTTACGTGTGCATGTGGATACAGTAGGTGTGGATAAATATGTCTATTGGGATTATTGTTGAACATTGTGGTAAGTTTGCAGTGGTATCATCTGTAATAATCATGGTGATAATGGGTTTTTTCATAACAACCTTTAAATCATTTTTAAAGCGCATAACAGTGAGAAAAACATATTCAGATTACTGTATTACTTCGGAGATGGATTAGATGTCAGTTGCACATTATTACTATAAAGAAACAATGCAAAAAGAACGATGGATTACCATTGAATCATTTGAATCGGTTATGAAAGTAGCATTCCTTGATTTTGTCAATGGTAAGAATATTCCTTGTAAGATAGAGTATGAAAACAAGATTTACACATTTGTCGATATGTGTCGTTATTGGTCAGAGCGTGGTTGGTTACAGGCATGGATGAGTGGTAAGGAGGTAAGGATTTGAAGTTCCGTATGAGTAAGAGTAAGATGAATCTTTACCGTAAGTGTCCTCGTAAGTTCTACATCGAGAATTACACAATTTATGGTGAGGACAAAGTATCTAATGAGGCTGCAAAGAAAGGTAGCACTCTACATGAACTGTTTGAATTATATAACAAAAACTCACCTGAATTCGATTATTATGAACAGTTCTTAATGAAGGATGATTTCTACAAGACACACATTGGTAATTTCTTTATCATTCTTTCCATGTTTGGTTTAGACCGCGCTGCTTACGCTGAACGTAAATTGTATGATGAAGAGAAGAATCTTGTGGGAATCATCGATGCAATTTACGAGAAAGATGGTAAGCATATCCTAGTTGATTACAAGACAGGCAAGTATCGTGAGAGTGATTATAAGGACTACCTGGATGAACTGCACTTGTATGTCTACCTAGTGCAGAAAACAACAGACATCAAGATTGATCAGGTTGGTATCTTCTTTACGGGTTATCCCAATGATTCTTTCATTGAGGATGTGGAAGAGAAACGTATTCGCTCAGTCTTACGTAAGTTTGACAACACGGTAAAGAAGATTGAAGCGAAGAAGTTTGATGCAAAACCCTCCTGGTTGTGCAACTATTGTGAATATGCCTATATTTGTGACATGATTTACGATGATACAACCAAAGATGAATTCTCCTAAATAACAATCTTTATAAACTCTTTTTTACATATAGAATAGTGGTGGAAGATTGTGTGCGTTACTATTCACAAGTTGCTTTACGATTCATTCCCGCGTCAAATTGCAATTCCTTATCGGATTACAACAAATACTTCTGAGGAATTTTACGAGCAGATAAACCGCTATAAATCATACAAGCGTGTATTTGCTACCATTTACAATTATACGTCCTCTGAGGTGTATGACAATGCTTTCCTCAACGTAGATAAGATATTCTTTGATCTTGACGGTGAGAAATCATTTGTTGAAGCAGTAAAACTCTCAAATGAGTTTGGTAAACGTAACATGCGCTACCTGATGCTATATTCTGGTGCAGGATTCCACTTCTACCTCTTCACTAGGAATTACGCGGAATTGAAGAATAAGAAAGCAGCACTCTTTAGCGCACAATCATTTTTTGTAAGGAAGTTCAAGTTGACTACGATGGATGAAAAGGTTATGGGTGATGTAGCGCGTGTTGCAACCATCCCTGGAACATTTAACAATCGTCGTGGTAGATACTGTATTCCTCTTACAACAGATGATCTTGAACGTGGATTGAAGTTTATTCAGCGTAAGGCCATCAATCAACCACATCCATGTGATTACACGGTTTATGGTAACAAATACCTGAACATGGAAATGTTTGATGTGGGTGGAAAATACTACAACAATCGCTACTCTTCAATCGACGCACAGGACTATAGATTAGAGTATGATGATGCTATTTGTATGCAGATTTCGCATGATTCTCTACTCAAAACTCTTCCACCATGCATTTCATCCTTACTGATAAATAGTATGTCAAAACGAGTAGGTTTTAGAGGGCGCTACTTGCTTATTACCTATCTGCGTGATAGTGGTTTCCTCTACGGTGAGATCAAGGACATATTAGAGAAATATCTTGTAAGCACACGCAATGGACGCACAGAAGCGTATCATTGCATTGTTGAGGAGCGACAACTCGATAGACTGTTTGACGTTTATAATCAGCCTATATTCCCACGCTGTGAACTTGTCAAGCAGTATGGGTATTGTCCTCATTCTGGTTACTGTGACTTTACAAGAGAATATGGCACGAAAGATAAACATTTAGTAAAAATATACAGGTGATAACATAGAATATTTAATTGTTGATACAAGAGAACCCAAAACTGTTCAAAATAAGATTGCTCGCATTGCAAAAACGTATAATGTTGAAGTCCGTTTTGAATGCATGGAATCAGGTGATTTCGCTTGGGTTATTGATGGTGAGAAGAAGATTGTCATTGAGCGCAAATCTGTAGCAGACTTTGTCAATTCTGTGCGCGATGGACGCTTAGAAACACAACTTACCAATCTTGAACAGTTTGAAGAACCATATCTTTTCATACACGGTAATTTCAAGAGTCTTTATTATGTCCCTTACGCTAAACAGTGGAAAACTGCACATACAGTTGGTTCCCTCTGTTCTGTAGCGGCAAGGTATGATGTAAAGATGATTCAGTTTGATACTGCTCCTCAATTATACCATGCAATTTTCAAGATCAAGGAAATGGTAGGAAAGGGTAAGAAAGTAAAGAGTGTCAAGCACAAGAAAGTCAAGTCAAGTACAAATCCACTCTATGACATTTATCTGTCCTTACCTGGAGTAGGTGACAAACGCGCACAGAAGTTATTAGAAGCGTATCCTAAACTTTCTGATTTGATTACTGATTACAAGAATAATGCACTGAAGATTAAACTCCCTAAAGTTACATTAGAAGCACTCAACTTTTTATGAGGTGATAAAACATGATTATTAGTATTGAAGGTGTTGAGGGAAGTGGAAAAACCACTGTCCTCAATTATTTACAGGAAAACTTAACTGATTTTGAAGATATTGTTTACACAGGTGAACCTTACGCTGAAGATATGCGTGAATTAATTGAAAAACATAAGGATAATCCTGAGAAACAGTTACTTTTTACGCTACTCGATCATTATGACCATATTGATTCATTCATCACGCCTGCTCTTGAAGAGGGTAAGGTTGTGATTACCGATTCTTACCTGGATGAAATCATTGCGCGTTATGGAGTAATCCTTGAACGCGATCCCGATGAGATTATGCGCTTCTTCGATGGAAACACACTTTTCCCTAACATTACTATCTTCTTATATGGTAATCCGACAGTGTTCGCCTTACGTAATGCTCGTCGGCGTAAGATAAACAACATGACAGAAGAAATACAGCGTTTACAAAAGATTCAGGATAATTATATAAAACTTGCAAAAGAAGGAAAACATCGTTATTTCATTCTTGATGCAAATGGTTCTATTGACAGCGTTTGTTTCAATGTTGAAAATACCCTCCGTTATTACCTGTATCGTTATTATCATCCTGAATAAGTTTTGCACAATAGTGTAGGTTGAATCAATTTCAAAACCTTTTTATACAACACCGTATAACTAATTGTATACAACATAGGTTGGTGTGAAAGTGGATTACAAGGTTTGTGGCGTCTTTGACGCAGAAAAGATCAAGGAAGAGAAGAAAGAGACTTATTACTTCAAACTGACTGACTTTGAGCAGAATGTTTCTCTTGATGTTGTTAATCAGTGTGGAACGGATGTAGCGTGTATTTGTATTATTAGTAAGAAAACAGGTAAGATTACTCGCATTGGTAATATTACTGATAAACTTGGATTTGACCTTACGTGGGATGGTATGGTGAAGGTGGAGTAAATGGGTGTTGAAGGAATCTTTAAGGGCGAAGTTGAGAATGTCTATTTTAATCTTGTAGACAATGGTAAATCTGTTACTCTTGAACTTGTGGATGAGAATGGAAACCATGTAATGTGCGGTAACATTTGCATCATTGATAAAAATTCAGGTAGGATTATTCCTATGAGTAATGTTAACCGTGAACTTGGGTTTACTCTTGATTCTTGTGGTCGTGTAATAGTAGACTAGAATCAAAATATTACCCCATAAACATATCAAAAACATAGGGAGTTTGACCCTATCTTTTTTCAGATGAGTAAATATACCTCTTCAAAACAACATGCCAAAATAATGCTGTTTTACTCAAAGAATTGAAGAGATTTAAAAAAGGTAAGAGGATTCAACCTCTTACAAATTTCCGCGTAAGAAAGTTATAGAAAAGTATCTGAAACTGCATAGAATGTTCATATGCAGTTCTATTCTCTTTTAGCACGTAACTGAACTGTGATTCTAACCATTCTTCAAACTCTGGATTACGCAACATTGCATCGGAATCAATCTTCTGCGCATGGAGAAGTTCATGCCAAATGCGTAATCCAAATCCTAGTTCATCAGTGTCCAATATGTTTTTTGCAACACCAACACTCTTACCCGCACAACCGCCCGCATACTTAGCACTACGCGCTTGACCATCGAAGATTACAACAGTATCATCCGCTTCAGGAATGAGAAATCCTTTCCAATCTCCTGTCATTACACGATACTTAGGTGCTTCAGTAAGGAAGTTGAACTTCCACAGTTGAGGAATAAGGTAAAGGGAATTCTTCACAAATTCAGGATCAATGTTGTCCTCGATGTAAATATCAATCTCAATCGGTTTTACTCGCTGTGTTCCAAACACAGCAGCAATTAAAGCAAGGAAATAGAGTTTAAACTTTTTAAAATCAAACTTCATACATCACCTCTTGAT